AGTTGTCTTCTTCTTATCGGTGTAAGTATCTGGTGTCTTAATCCAGAAAGGCCAATCAGCATCCTTACCTTCTAGGTTAGTGCTGACATGAACAGAAACTGAAATCTCACATGCATCACGGTCAGCATGTTTTGTCAGTTCTTGTCCAGGATAATAATACCGATCATAATAGTAAGTATTATACAACTTACGACCGATGATTTCCTCCAGTTTCATACGAATACCGGAGTGAATCGCACGATACTGTGGGTGCCAATAACGTGAAGTAGAACCCTCTACCTGTGACTCAACAGGACGGTGATTGAAATGTTCGGGGTTTTTATCGTAATAGTTATACTGCCCTTTCTCTTCGGGGACTGGATGATAAAGTTCCTCAGGATCCCAAAGGTCTTTAACTACAAGATATCCATCTTTCTCAAACTTATCATTACGAGTCCAGGCAGTTCCAGTATTCGTTTTCTCCTGGAACATCAACTGGAGTTCGTTCATTTGTTCTGCCATGTTCTACCTCACTTCCAACGGGGTCCAACAGTCCATCCAACGATAGACTTACGGGTTCCTTTTGTGACTTTCAGAACTCGGTGTTGTGTGCGGGAGTCAAACAATACAATCGTACCA